AGTTGAGATTAGCAGCGGTGAGCAAGGTTTTAGTGACCTCGCTCACCGCTTTTTTGTTTTCAGGGAACGATATGGCAGCTACTTTAGGGATTGCGACGCTTGAGACAAAAGTAGACCTGAAAGGACTCGATAAAGGGCTCAAGCAGGGCGAGCAGAAAACGCGCGGATTTCTGGACATAGCCAAAGAGGGCTTTGCCCAGCAGTTCGGCTTTTCCGCAGCTGAGGCGGCTATCATGGCCGCTAAAGCCATAAAGCAATTCGCCGACGAATCCATTGCAGAGTTCCAGACATTTGAGAAGGGGATGTCCGAGGTATTCACACTCATGCCTAGCATGAGCAAGTCGGCAATGGACAGCATGAAGGCGGATATAATCGACTTCGGCAAAGAAGTCGGCCGCACCACTGATGAAACAGTCCCCGCCTTATATCAAGCCATCAGCGCGGGCGTTCCCGCTGCCAATGTTTTTGATTTTATGAAAATCGCCAGTGACGCCGCGCTGGGTGGCGTGACGGACCTGGAAACGGCCGTTGATATTGACGCGGCCACGGCCAGCGACGTGATGTTTACGGCCGTGAAGTTGGGCAAAACGGATTTTGAGCAGCTGTCGGCCTCGCTTTTTAATGTGGTACCAACAGCGGCCAGCCTGGGCGTAACGTTTACCGACGTGGCCGCAAATTTAGCGGCCCTCACTGCCCAGGGTACGCCCACCAGCGTGGCCACGACGCAGCTACGGGCCGCGTTTGTGGAGGCGTCTAAGAGCGGCACGGTGCTGGATAAGGCGATCCGAGACCTGACCGGCAAATCGTTTGCCGAGCTGATTGCCAGTGGTAAGACCTCCTCGCAGATTTTCTCTGAACTACGCCAGTCAATGCCCGAGCAGGATTTCCGCAACCTCTTTAGCAGCGTCGAGGCGTCTAACGCCGTGCTGGGGCTAACCAATGACACGGCTGCGGGAATCATCGAAACCTTTGGTACGGTTGAAGATACGCTGGGGGCGACGGCCGCTGCCGCTGAAACAATGGCTGAGAGCGTGGAGCATTTAGAGGCGCGATCTGAAGCCGCTACCGAAGCGTTCAAAATCCAGGTGGGCGAGGGGTTGACGC